AAAATAAATGAATTAATATTGATTGTGTAATGAAAACAATGGTTTAGCTATGCAGAAACACCAGGCGTTTACCAGGTTTTTTACAGATATGTATATATTGAATAGGGTTTTGATGCACTCAATAGGTTAAAACGAATCACCTTTGATACATCGGACAGCAATACATCGGACAGCAATACATCGGACAGCAATACATCGGACAGCAATACATCGGACAGCAATACATCGGACAGCAATACATCGGACAGCAATACATCGGACAGCAATACTTTTTTTCTGCAGGTATGTAGTGCGCAGCCCAAAACGTGATTTCATAGGGGGGTAGCATATCTGGAAAGCTTAAAAGCAGGGGTAAGGGTTAATGCATCTATATTGCTTATTTTGACAATGGTTCATATTGCCCTGAAAATCCATACAATGCACTGAATTACCGCTCATCAATCCATACAATTATGCAATGTTATCAATAGCTTAAACCCTATTCGATAGCTCAAAACTGGAACAATGACGATCTACATCTGTTCAAGGGGGGTGCGAGGGCCACCCCACCTCATGGGGTAGTACGTATATGTAGAATTACACGCACGAGCTTTTTGAGTTAGACAACTTATACGTGTATACATGACCTATATAGACCCAGAGCTACAGCATTTAGTAACATACTGTTTCAATACAGTAATAGTTGATCACTTTTTCATGTAACAATCGCTTTATGGATTGACATGCTTTTTGATTTAGCTATAACTTCATAGTAGTAGTAGTAGAGAGTTAAACTCTTTAAGTATAAACTATTAAAAAAGAGTAATAACTTATAAGAAAGTAATACAACAAAATAGTTTAACTCTGTATAGAGTGTTGTAAATAAGATAGTGGACATAGGAAGAGTTATAACTCTAGTAAGTGTAACTATTATCTTGTAATACAAATATATTCGTGTTACTGTTCTTAGAGTTTAACTCTGTATAAGCAATAATCATAATAAGAGTTATACTTTACTGGTACGTGTTGCACTCAATAGTGTTACTCTCCTCTCTGTCTCCCTAACAATATTCGTATTGCGGCACGTACCACTTATTTTTATATAAGTATTGACAGTTATGAACAAAAACGTACAACTATACGCATCTGATGAAGTACTAGAAGAGTTTTACTCTGCATTAGCAGATAGTAATGGCCCTAGACTTAGGCGTATCCACATACCTAGAAGTGATGTATTCTACGTAAGGGCTGCTATAGAGGCAGACACTGGAGTTAAGTACTCCTTGGATCATGTAGAGAGAGCTATGTACTTAGAGGGTCACTTATCTCGCAGAGATGTGTTAGACCCAGACAGGAAGAGACCCTATGCCGACAACCCCACAGAAGAAGACTAAGCGTAATTACACCATGAGTGGTGAAGGTAAGTATGATAAGTCACCTAAGCGTATGGCTGATAACCGCTCTCGTAAGAAGGCACGTTATGCTATGGAGAAGGGTGGCTTAGTCTCTAAGGGTGACGGTAAGGACGTAGACCACAAGGACGGTAACCCACGTAACAACACCAAGTCTAACCTCCGTGTACAGACACCAGCTAAGAACAGAAGCATTAAGCGTAACAGCAAGGCAGGGAAGAAGTAGTAGTATGGCTAAAGATCCTCGTCTAACTCGTGCTGGTGTGTCAGGCTTTAATAAGCCTAAGCGTACTCCAAGTCATCCTAAGAAGTCACACGTAGTTGTAGCTAAAGAGGGTGATACCATTAAAACTATCCGCTTTGGTGAGCAGGGTGCATCTACTGCAGGTAAACCTAAAGCTGGTGAGTCTGATAAGATGAGAGCGAAACGTGCTAGCTTTAAGGCTAGGCACGGTAAGAACATTGCTAAAGGTAAGATGAGTGCAGCTTACTGGGCAGATAAGGCTAAATGGTAACATGTTTCTATATAAAAACAATGGAAAGAAGAAGTAATGGCACAATCAGATTTTAGTAAGGCTTTCGCAGCTGCACGTAAAGAAAAGGGCGCAGGTAAGACGTTTACTTTTAAAGGTAAGTCTTACACTACAAACTACGCTAGTGACGCTGCAGCAGCCCCAACAACACGCCCTAAAGCACGGCCAGCAGAAAGAGCTACTACACCTAAAACATCTCCTATGCCTAGAGCGCGGCCAGCTAGCCTTTCGCACAACACAAAGAATGATGTAAGTCCTAGTACTACTGAATCTGCGCCTAAAACATCTCCGCGTCCTAAAGCCCGTGGTGCTGCACCTACGACATCTCCTCGTCCTAAAGCTAGACCTGCAGCACCTAGAACATCCACTAGACCTACAGCACGGCCTTCTTTCCCTACTTATGCAGAATGGCGTAAGGACAATAAAGGAGGTCTTCGTGGGTATAATATGGCTAAGAACAGGGCTAATAACAAATGAAGTATTATCACAAGTATAAGACAGAACTAGAAGCTAAAGGCTACCGTGTAGATGAGCATGGCTATGTCTGGGACTCTATGGGTAACCAGTCTGCTGGTGAGGACAACTACGGCAACGTACAGAGTAAAGACGCTAATGTTAATGAGATCTGTCGTTTAGCTGAGATTGAACAAGCTAAGCCTAAGCCTAAGAAGGTTAAAGCTAAGAAAGCTTCAGAGGAAGAATAGTATGACATTAGTAGCGCAGGGTAAGAATGCTCGTAAAAGATCTGTGTGGGGTCACAACACTACAACTACTACAGAGATTGTATATACTTGCCCTGCAAACTGTGTAGCAGAACTAACTTATCTGCATATACATAATAAAACAGGTAACACCGATATTCATATTGAATGGTATGTTTCAGCAGATAACTATTCATCATCTTATCTTGATGGTAAAAACCTGGGCGCTGGTGAGTTTGTATCCTTCAATGATATTGAGCTTGTACTTCAATCTGGTGATAGAATTGAGATAACACCGTCTTCTACTGCACATGTTGACTCCATCCTTACAGTAACTGAGACCTTTGTCCCTGTAGGTTAACGGGTATGCTATATTAGCAAGTACTAAACACAAGAGTATTAGATATAACTACATGTACAACAGAATTGCGCTGGGCAGTCTGTAAATACAAAGGTTATATAACTATGCTAAAGAAAATTAAATCAGCTTTCATGAACTTCCATCATGGCATTGCAAAGTCTCAACAACGCCGTGCTGACTACTTCATTCTAAATCATATGACAGATGCAGAACTGAGAGACATCGGCATTTCTCGTGGTGAGATCAGAGAACGCTTTTACTCTAAGGGATAAGGTGCTTGCTATTAAGGTTGTACTGAGTATAACTATATGCAAGCCTAAATAAAGAGGACTACTTAATGGCAAGAAATCTAACAGAAAATCAACAAAAGTTTCTAGAAGTACTCTTCGATGAAGCTGGCGGTGACGTTGTTCTTGCTAAGAAGTTGGCAGGTTATAGTGAAAACACGCCTACACGATTGATTGTGGAAGCCCTCAAGGATGAGATTAATGAATCAACCCGCACCTACTTCTCTCGTACTGCGCCAAAAGCTGCTATGGCTATGGTTAACGCTTTGTATGACCCTACAGAGCTTGGTATAAAAGAAAAGATGGCTGCAGCTAAAGACTTGCTAGATCGTGCAGGACTTGGTAAAGTAGATAAAGTAGATGTTTCCTCTTCTGGGGGTGGCATCTTTTACCTACCACCTAAAGAAGGTAATAACGAGTAACAGTGGCTTTTGACTACGATAGAGATTTAGGCTTTTGGGAGTTACCTAAGCCTAATAAGGGTAAAGAACGAGAGTGGCACGTTATAGCTAGGGCTAGTTCTAGGGTTGTACCTTTTGGATATGAGATACATCCAGAGAACGACAAGCTTCTGGTTCCTATCATTGATCAGCTAGAAGCGTTAGAGCTTGCAAAGCGTCACTTAAAGCAGTACTCTTTCAGAGATGTATCTCGCTGGCTTTCTAAACAGACAGGTCGTTACATATCACACATGGGCCTAAAGAAGCGAGTTGAAATTGAACGAAGACGTAAAAAAACTGCTGCAATTAAACGCAAGCTTGCCAAGCGCCTCGAAGAAACGCTACAAGAGATCAAAAAACTCGAAGAGCAAAACATCGGAGCCTACTCCCTCTCAGGAGATGAAGACACCTAAACAGGTTCACACTGTTCCTGCAGAAGTTAAGGCAGCAGAGTTTAATGTAGAAGAAGCACAGGACGTTGTGTTCAAGCCTAACGCAGGGCCACAGACATCCTTTTTAAGCTCCTCTGAGCGTGAAGTACTCTACGGAGGCGCAGCGGGTGGCGGTAAGTCGTATGCGATGCTTGCTGACCCCTTACACGGGCTAAATGACCCTAACTTCTCTGGGTTGCTTGTACGACATACTACGGAAGAGCTACGAGAGCTTATCCAGAAGAGCCAAGAACTGTATCCCAAGGCTATTCCTGGCATTAAGTGGTCTGAGCGTAAGTCACAATGGACTTCACCTCGTGGTGGCAGGCTCTGGATGTCTTACCTAGATAAAGATACTGACGTTAACCGCTACCAAGGTCAGGCGTTTAACTGGATTGGCTTTGACGAACTTACTCAGTGGGGTACGCCCTACGCTTGGAACTATATGCGTTCACGACTACGTAGTTCTAGCAGGGAATTAGGTTTGTATATGCGAGGTACGACTAACCCCGGTGGCGCTGGGCATAGTTGGGTTAAGAAGATGTTTATTGACCCTGGCCCTGCAGGTAAACCCTTTTGGGCTACAGATATTGAGTCTGGTGAGACCATTACCTACCCTAAAGGCCACAGTAAAGAGGGTAGCCCACTATTTAGGCGTAGATTTATTCCTGCAAGCCTATTTGACAACCCTTACCTATCAGATTCTGGTGATTATGAAGCAATGCTTTTGTCTCTACCTGAGCATCAGCGTAAGCAGCTTCTAGAAGGTAACTGGGATATTAATGAGGGGGCAGCGTTTCCTGAGTTTGATAGAAATAAGCACGTAGTAGATCCTTTTGACATCCCTGAGTCTTGGCCTCGCTTTAGGTCTTGTGACTATGGCTACGGTTCTTACAGTGGTGTTTTGTGGTTTGCTGTATCACCCTCTGAGCAGTTAGTTGTATATAGAGAGATGTACTGCTCTAAAGTTACTGCTTCTGATCTAGCAGATATGATCTTAGAAGCAGAGTCAAATGACGGTGGTATTCTATATGGGGTACTTGACTCCTCTCTCTGGCACAACAGAGGCGACACTGGGCCTAGCCTAGCTGAGCAAATGAACATGAAGGGTTGTAGATGGAGACCTTCAGACAGATCTAGAGGCTCTCGTATCTCAGGTAAAAACGAAATACATAGACGATTACAGGTAGATGAGTATACAGAAGCTCCCCGCCTTGTATTTGTTAGTAACTGCACACACACTATTGCTCAAATACCTTCTATCCCTCTAGATAAGCGTAATCCAGAGGATGTTGATACACACGCAGAAGACCACCTATATGATGCCTTGCGCTATGGTATTATGACACGCCCTCGCAGCAAAAGCATATGGGATTATGATCCCGCAACACAACGCACTGGTTTTCAGGCTAGTGACACAACATTTGGATACTAAGTATGGCAGAAAATGATGAAATGATGTTCGAGACAGATGATGTTGTTGCAGCCGAAGATGGTAAAGAGTCTTTATTTACGGCAAGCAGTGTAGTTTCGTTTGTTACTGACAGATTTAGTAGAGCAGAAGAAGCTCGTCGAGGTGATGAAGATCGCTGGCTTAGAGCATATCGCAACTACCGTGGTTTGTATGGTCCTGATGTTAAGTTTACAGACACAGAAAAGTCTCGTGTTTTTGTAAAAGTCACTAAGACTAAGACACTTGCAGCATATGGTCAGATCATTGACGTTTTGTTTGGTAATAATAGATTTCCAATGAGTGTAGATCCTTCTATCCTGCCAGATGGTGTAGTAGAATCAGCTCACATTAACCTAGATCCTAATGCAGAAAAAGCTGGTGATGCTCTTGCCGCTGCTACTTCTGATCCTGCGTCTAAACCTTATCTTATTGGCCCAGACACTAAGCTTATGCCTGGTGAGACGCTTACTTCATTAAAAGATCGTCTAGGCCCACTAAAAGATAAGCTAGCGCCTATGTCTGATAAGATTATTGAAGGTGTAGGCACTACAGCTAGCACAGTTACATTTCATCCAGCTATGGTTGCAGCTAAGAAGATGGAAAAGAAGATCCACGACCAGCTTCAAGAGTCTAATGCTTCTGTTCACCTACGCTCTATGGCATTTGAGATGGCTTTGCTTGGCACTGGTGTTATGAAGGGTCCATTTGCTGTAGATAAGGAATATCCAGACTGGGACGAAGAGGGTAACTACGAACCTCTTATTAAAACTGTACCTGAATGTAGCCATGTTTCTGTTTGGAACTTCTATCCAGACCCCGAATCTTCTTCTATGGCAGATGCAGAATACACTATTGAGCGTCACAAGATGTCTCGCACACAACTCCGTGCATTAAAGTCTCGCCCATTCTTTATGAAAGATGCAATTGGTAATGTCATTGATAAAGGCTCTGACTATATCCAGAAGCACTGGGAACAGGCTATGGAAGACGATTCTACTCAGCCAGAGTCAGAGCGTTGGGAAGTTCTTGAGTTTTGGGGCTTTGTGGACATTGATATCCTCGAAGAAAACGGCGTTAAGATCCCTAAAGAGTATAAAGACCTAGATGAACTTAATGCTAACGTATGGATTTGTAACAACGAAGTAATTCGCCTTGTACTTAACCCATTCAAACCTGCACGTATCCCTTATTATGCTGTACCATATGAGCATAACCCTTACAGCTTCTTTGGTGTAGGTATTGCTGAGAACATGGACGATACTCAGACGCTTATGAACGGCTTTATGCGTATGGCTATTGATAACGCTGCAATGTCCGGTAACTTGATCATTGAAGTAGATGAGTCTAACCTAGTTCCAGGACAGGATATGTCTATCTACCCAGGAAAGATCTTCAGGCGTCAAGGTGGCGCTCCAGGACAGGCTATCTTCGGAACTAAGTTCCCTAATGTAGCACAAGAAAACATGCAACTCTTTGATAAGGCACGAGTATTAGCTGATGAGTCTACAGGATTCCCTAGCTTTGCACACGGTCAAACGGGTGTTTCAGGTGTAGGTCGTACTGCTTCTGGTATCTCTATGCTTATGTCTGCAGCTAACGGCTCTATTCGCACCGTAGTTAAGAACGTAGATGACTACCTGATCAGACCATTGGGCAAGTCTTTCTTTGCATTCAACATGCAGTTTGACTTTGATCCTAGCATTCGTGGTGACTTGGAAGTTAATGCTTCTGGTACAGAGAGCCTCATGGCTAACGAAGTACGATCACAGCGTT